GGCGCCTGCGGCGAACGTGGCGCCCGCCAGGGCAGCGTCGAGCTGATTCAGCTCCGCAGCCGAGGCGGTCACCGGTGTGCCCGCGATCTTGAGCGCGCCGCCGCTCTCGATGTCCAGGTCGCCCCCGGACGCTACGTCGAGAGAGCCGCCGATAACGGTGCGCGCCCCGCCCTGCTCGTTGTAGTTCTTCACATTTGGCATGGTAGGTTTTGCTCCTTGCGTGGGGCGGGCTACTCACCCGCCCCCGCTAGCGCCGTTATCCGGCAAACTCGTGCTGGCTGGCCGCGGGCAGCACGTCAGTGTCCTGCGTGACGGGCTGATGCCGCGCCGGGCCAAGGATGTACATGATGTCCGCGTAGGAGCCGTTGGTGACGCCGGCCACGGTACACGTCAGGAAATGGTGATCCTCGGACAGCTTGGCCGTCTCGATGGCGAAGGTAATCATTTCGTCATCGTCGTCGGCGGCGCAGGTGTGCTTGCAATAGGTCGTGTCGATACTATCCGCCGTGCCGTTGGTGGCCTCGGCCTCCTTGATCTCGAAGGAAGGCAGGTCGGAGCTATGGATGGTGCCGAGGTGAATCAGCACGTTCACCCACTGATAGCCGGTGACGTCGATGTAGCTATTGCTGGCCGGGTAGTCGCCAGCGGACAGGGCGTCCTCCGGCGAGGTCTGGCCGGGGACGAACTTGAAGGCATTGGTGAGATTCATGGTCTCTCTATCTCCTGTGCCGCCGGACGCTCAGGCCCGGCGGCGCTTACGTGTTGACTATCGCTTACGACGTGGCGACCTTGTACAGCACGATCCGCCACGGCTCGGTCACCTGCCCGCCAAGGCGCCGTCTCATCACGAACACCACCTGATTGATGCGCGCCGTGGCCGAGTCCAGGTAGCGCTCGACGCTCATGCCCACGCGATCCACGATGGTGTAGCCGGCGATGTCGCCAAAGATGAGCGGGTAGGCGTTGGTGGCGATGGAGGGCATTCCCTCCTGCTCCAGCGTGGGGAAGCCCATCAGCGGGTTGGGCGTGGCGCTGGAGTTGTTGCCGTACTGCGCGCGCCACAGGTACTGCCCCTCGCCGTCCTTGAGCTTGTCGATGGCCTCATAGGTCGCCTTCTCGCCGATCCAAACGGCGTTCTGCCGGTACTGCGCGTCGAGCGTCCAGCGGGTCTTGACCAGTCCATCCCACTCGATTGCCGTGGTGGAGGTCGGGTTGTAGCCGTAGGACAGCGAGAGCGCGTTGGTCGAAGATGGCAGGATGCCCTCGGGCCGCCCGTTGCCGTCGCCGGTGAGGAACAGGTTGTCCTCATCGATGGCCGAGGCCACCGAGAACGAGCGAACCAGGTGCTCCTCAACGTTGTAGGCAGCGTCCTCAAGCATGTTGCGCGACAGGAACGTCTCGGCCATGGCCGTGTGGATGGGAATGGACTCCATGCCATAGGTCAGGTTCGTAGCCGCCGTGCCCGCCGTGGGCGTCTCGTCCACCCAGGTGATGGTGACGTTGTTGGGATACTGCGAGCCACCGCCGGTCGAGACGGGGCGCTCAAACACGTCGCGCGAGGTCTGTTCCTTGGTGGCGCGGGGCCGAATCTGGGTTAGGCCGGGAAGGCGCTCGATGACGCGCGCCTGAAAGTCGATGGGCACGACGTACCCACCGAGCGTGTCCGACGCCTCGACCATAGTGCTCTTGAGCACGCGGAAGTCATCGATGCCCTGCTTGAGCGCGGCCTTGATCGACTCGGGCGTGAACACCACCTCTTTCAGCAGGCGCCGCTCTTCACCCGACAGCGCGCCCTCGCCGTGGCGCAGGTAGCGGTTGAACGCCTTGCGGTGCGCCCAGTACTTGGCCTCATAGCCCTTGCCGTGCAGGTCGATCAGCATGGACTTGATGTAGTCTTGCGGCTCACCGAACTGCTGGATGTAGGCCGCCTTGGCCACCGGGTCGGCCTTGGTATCGGGCTCCGGCTGCGGGTCGGGGGTGAGGCCGGGCAGCGCGGGGCGCATGGGCTCGGCGCTCTTGGCGGGCGCCAAACCGTCCAGCTCGCCGGCAATCGCCAGCGCGTCCTTGAGGCGCTTGGCCTCATCGCGGTACTGTGTCGCCTTCTCCACGTCGCCCGCCTCGGCGGCACTCTTGCCGTTGGCGATGGCGAGCGCCAACTGTTCCTGAAGGTTTCCCATCGTTATGACTCCATGCTTTCCAGTTCAATCTTGAGTAGGTCACGCTGTATCGCTTCGAGTTCCGCCGCCTTTCGCCGCGCCTCCTCGGCGCCATCGCTTGCGGGCAGCTCGGGAAACTCGACACCGATGCTCTTGTAGGCGGCCTTGAGTTCCGACACGGGCCGCTCCATCATGCGGGGCTCACAGGGGGTGGGCGTCAGGGAGCCCTCCACGATCACCCAGCGCTTGATCTCGCCGGTCGGCGCCACCTTGCGCGCCGAGGCAAGGGTCTGACTCGACTGGCCGATGGCGCGCTTATCCGCGAGTTGCAGCACTGCCGCGCGGTACTGGCTGGCAAGGTCCAATTGCGCCTCGGTCCACAGGCCGATCTCGTCGGGCTCCATCACGTCGTAGGCGCCCACGATGTCGAGGCCGACCTTGGCGTCGTGGCCGTGCTGGTAGAGGAGGGGCACCTTGCCGACGGCCCGAAACACGCTGAGCAGCCCTTCCGTTTGTGGCGTGAACCACTCGCCCGACAGGTCGCGGCGCTTTTCGTCGCCCCACAGCACGAGGTAGCCGCCGATGCGGTTCTTGCCGAGGGACTTGACTGCCGTCAGGTCGTTGACGGCCTTGGGCACGTACTCCTGTTCCACCTGCTGCCATTCGTCGCGGGCGGCGATGGTCACGCCGTCGTCGGTGCGGGTATAAGGCACGCGCCAGAAGCCGTCGCCGGCGTTGGCGATGAGATAGTCGTCAAAGACCTCTTCCACCCACGCGTCACTGGCGACCTCGGGCTTCATTTCTGGCCGGGCCGCCTCGTAGAAGGCGTCGCGCACCTGGCGCAGTTGGTCGTCCAGCGATGTAGCCTTGCCCGCGTCGTCTGCCTTGTTGCCCATGAATGCCTCCTGAAACGCGAAAACGCCGCTTCCCCCGAGGGTTGAGCCCGTTGGCCCACTCCCCGAGAAAAGCGGCGTTCCGTTGGGACTGCCGTTATGCGATTGTCTTAGCTTGCCCGATACGCCTTGCGTATCTCCGCCGTGCGCGGCTCAATCCCTAGCTTGCGCTCTAGCGCGTCGAGCGCCATGAGGAGCGCCTGCCGGATGGCGAGCAGGAAGTCGCGGTCGCTCATCGCTTCAGCCACTTTTGGATGATGGCCCGGAAGATGCGCATCGCCTTCCCGCCGCGCTCGACCTCTTCCACCGCTTCCTTGTCCGTTACCCACCCCGTCGCCTTGTGCTGCGCCGTCTGTTTCTCTGCCGATTGCACCCACGGCCCGTAGGTGGCCTTGGTGCCTACCACGGCGTTGGTCTGGCCCTCGGGGCGCACCGTCCAGGACGGGCCAAGACGCTGGCTCCAGGCGTCCGAGTTGCGCGTGTACTTGAACGGTAGATTCGCCTCACGGCGCGAGGCAAACCACCAGCGGCGCTGCTTCTCTGAGGCCCAAATGACGGGGCTGTTGACCTTGCCCTCGGGATACTCGGCCACGACGTTGCGTATCTCCTGGCCCACGGCGACGGCGCCGTCCTGTATCGGCTTGGTCCAGTCGGCGCCGAGCTTGCGCTTGAGCGCGTCTAGGCCCTCGACCTTGATGTGAAGGGAGACGGTCATGCGGCGGGCTCCTCTGCCAGCGTCAGGGTAGTCCAGCAGCGACATTGCGGATGGCGCGGCGGGTAGTCCGGCGACCGTATCTCCGCCGGCCATTCCGCTTCCGGCTTGCCGTCGAGCGGCCCACACTGGACACACACCTTCTCATCCCGACTCGTGTGCCACACCCTGACCATCTTCACGCCCGCCTCGGCCAGCGCGTTCTGGTAGAACGTCGTGCCCGCCGCATAGGCGCGCGTCGTCTCGGTGACGGCAATCATCTGCGCCCGCGTCTCACCAAAGTGCGGCGCGAGGTCGGCCTTGAGATCCCCGATAGTGCGCCCCGGCGTGCGGATGAACTCGGCCACCTTGCGCCCCACCACCTTGCGCGTCGTATCGGTGATGCCGCGTATCAGCTCGCCGGCGTACTGTTCCGCCCACGCCGCCGCTTCCTCGGCAATCACGCCCCACTCAATGCCCACGCCCACCTCGACGGCGTAGCCCAACATGGCGTCGCGCGCCATGGCCTCCATCTGCGGGCGGAGGTCGGCAATCATCTGGCCCGTCTGTGTGTCCCACCACTCGGGCGGAATGCGGGTAACGTCCGGCGGGTCGCCCAGCAGGTCGAGCACTTCCTGTAGCTGGCCGTTGAGGCGCGCCTTGAGCAGCTTCAGCAGCCGCGCCTCGTAGGCGTCCTTGCCTGCCGCGAACGGGTCCACCTCACCGCCTTCTGTGCGGCGCGTCGCCTTGGCGGGAAGCGACGCGTGCTCGAAGGCGTGGCGTATGGCGTCCTCATCGAGCGCCTTTTCCAGCAGCAGGGCCACCG